CTTGCGGTAAAGGACTACGAAAACCTTGCACTGAATATTGCAGAACTCCGTAGGTATCTGAACCAACAAACCGAAATAATAGTATACTACGAACGTGCTGTAAGTGTTACAGACCTAAATACTACACAAGAAAAAGAACCCCAAAAGGCACAGTGATGGCATTTGAAGAACCAAATAGCATCCACACAGACATTGCGGTCATGAAGAAAGAAGTCGAAGGACTTCAGAAGGTCGTAGAGAAGTTGGATGTGACAATCGACAAATTGTCAGACCTCACCACGAGTTTGGACAAGATGGTGCTGATGCAACAAGCACACATCGAGCAACAGTCCGAAGATGATGAGGAAATCAAGGCAAAACTTGCGGTGCTTGCGGAGCGAGTCAAGCGTATTGAACAGAGCAAGTGGTTCATTACTGGTATTGCCGCTACGATTGGGTTTATATTAGCACAAATGGAAGTATTCAGACGATTCTTCTCTTGACACACTCCCTATAAATCTGTATAATGGTCTCCATGTTATGGATTGATCACAAATATATCGGACTCCTGTCCTCAAAACTAAACCGTTTTAGTCGCAAGTCAGACAAACTGTACAATTTTCGTTGCCCTGTCTGTGGGGATTCCTCTAAGAACAGACACAAGGCACGAGGGTACTTGTTTGAGGGCGACAATGGTCTATTTTATAAGTGCCACAATTGTGGATTCTCAGGGCATCTCAGTAAACTGATTGAGCAGGTTGACCCAAATCTGTATCAGCAATACAACACCGAAACCTTTGCTGAGAGGCACAGTGGTCGTCGTATAGCGAACACAGATTATACACCGTCCTTTGCCCCTAAGTCAACACACAAAGACGATGGTGACTTGTTGAAGTATACGATGCGTCTGTCTGATCTACCCTCTGCACACCCCGCTGTGTTGTATGTGCAGGGCAGACGCATCCCTGAAGAGAAGTGGCATGATTTATTTTACGCAGAGGATTACTCGCTGTTAGAGAATCTGCGTCCTGATGTGTACGAAGGGAGATTATTGAATGATGAACGCATTGTTATGCCTTTTAGAAATCGTGATGGACAACTCATTGGTGTTCAGGGTCGATCCATTAGTGGAAGTAAAACTCGCTATGTTACAGTCCGACTCACCAACAATGACCCCTTGATTTATGGTCTTGAGTCCATTGACACAATGGAACCAATCTATGTGGTGGAAGGACCCATAGATAGTATGTTCCTTCCGAATGCTGTTGCTTGCGGTGGTTCGGACTTGGTGAAAGCAATGAAGATGCTACCAAAAGGCATGGTCACATTGGTGTTTGATAATCAACCCAGAAACAAAGACCTCATTGCACTGATAGAAAAAGCATATCGTTGGGGATACTCCGTCTTCATTTGGCCAGGATACGTTGAGAGTAAAGACATCAATGACTTGGTACTGGAAGGATATACACCCCAACAGATTACCTCTATGATAAATAAAAACACCCACACCAATCTTGCCCTCAAATTGGCAATCCGTGATTGGAAGCGTGTTGAATAAATTTTAGGGAGACCCACTAAACTAAAATTGGAGCAACTCTTATTTTAGATCGGGTCTCTTTGTGTTTATAAGGAAAAAGAATGACAAAACACTTAGGCATACGAATTGACCAATCCCGTGATAGCATCCTTTCAGAACAAGGTTACAAATTACTCAAAGATTACTACTGCTTACCCGACGAACCCTCACCCCAACACGCATTTGCTCGTGCGTCAGTTGCCTATGCTTATGGCGATATGGAACTGGCACAGCGCATCTATGACGGTGCGTCAAAGGGATGGTTTATGTTTTCGTCACCTGTCTTGTCTAATGCACCATTACCTGGCGAAAAGGTCAAGGCATTACCCATTTCGTGTTTCCTCACTTATGTCCCAGATTCACTTGAGGGACTGATTGAGCACAGTGCAGAACTCCGTTGGTTGTCAGTCAAAGGTGGTGGTGTCGGAGGTCATTGGTCTGATGTTCGGTCGGTATCAGAGAAAGCACCAGGACCAATGCCGTTTCTACACACGGTTGATGCAGATATGACTGCTTACCGTCAAGGTAGGACAAGAAAAGGTTCGTATGCAGCATACATTGACATTGACCATCCAGACATCATTGAGTTTGTCAATATGCGTGTGCCGACAGGAGATGTCAACCGCAAGTGTCTGAATCTACACCACGCAGTCAATCTGACAGACAAGTTTATGAACGCAGTCAAAGAAGATATTGATTGGGATTTACTTGACCCAGATTCTGGTGAGATAAGAGACACGGTTCGTGCAAGATATCTTTGGGAGACACTTTTAGAGACACGTTATAGGACGGGCGAACCCTATTTCAATTTCATTGACACTGCGAATCGTGCATTGCCCGAAACTATGAAAAAGAAGGGACTCAAGATTCACGGTTCTAATCTGTGTAACGAAATTCATTTACCGACAAGTGAAGACCGTTCTGCTGTCTGTTGCTTGTCGTCACTCAATTTGGAGCGATTCGATGAGTGGAAGGATACCACTGTTGTTCGTGATCTTATCCGTTTTTTGGATAACGTCTTGCAGTTTTTCATTGACAATGCAGGGGACGAAATCTCAAGAGCACGTTACAGTGCAAGTCAAGAAAGAAGTTTAGGTTTGGGTGCGATGGGATTCCATTCGTACCTACAAAAGCATCGTGTCGCATTTGAAAGTGAAGAGGCACGAGAAGTCAATGATGTCATTTTCAAGCATATTCAGGATGAGGCAATTGCCGAAACTTTAGTATTGGGTCAAGAACGTGGTGAAGCACCAGATATGGAAGGGACAGGGCGAAGAAACGCACACCTTCTTGCAATCGCACCAAATGCCAATTCGTCGTTGATTGGCAACACTTCAGCATCTATTGAACCGTGGAAAGCAAATGCGTTTACATCTCGTACTCGTGCGGGGTCGCATTTGATGAAGAATAAGTATCTAGAAGAAGAACTCGCAAAGATTGGTAAGGACACCCCCGAAGTATGGTCGTCTATTATTACCAATGGTGGTTCGGTTCAGCATCTTGATTTTTTAGATGAGCATCTCAAAGCAGTGTTCAAAACTGCGATAGAAATCAACCAAGATTGGGTTGTGTATCTTGGGGGATCAAGACAACAGTATCTGTGTCAGGGGCAATCACTCAATGTGTTTTTCCCAGCAGGTGCGAGTCGTCAGTATATTCATAAAGTGCATTACAATGCATGGAAGTATGGGTGCAAAGGTCTATATTATTTGAGAACTGAAACATCAAACCGTGCGGAGAATGTCGCACAAAAGATTGAGCGAGACAGACTCGTAGAGTTCGGAGAGCAGTCACAGGAAGAATGTGTCTCATGTCAAGGTTAGGGGAAACAATGGATATCACAATTTACTCAAAGTCGGATTGTCCTTTTTGCGTCAAAGCAAAGGAATGGTTCAGCAGTCATGGATTTACATACACAGAGAACGTATTGGATGACGAAGAACAACGACTTGCGTTTTATCAGAAAATCAATGGCGTACAAGAGGACTTGACAAAGGGTTCTGAAAGTCGCCCGGTCAATTCCGTGCCACAAATTTTTATTGAGGGTAAGCACATTGGGGGTTATGACCAACTAGTTCAAAAGGCAGACACCTTACTGAAAAAGAAGTCAGGTGGTCTGATGGAGTTTTCAACGACATACAAACCATTCCACTATCCGTGGGCAACTGAAATCACAACCCGTCACGAAAAAGCACACTGGATTGAAGATGAAATTGATTTGAGTGAGGATGTCACTGATTGGAAAGGTGGCAAGGTCACTGCCACAGAAAAGGACTACATCACTAACGTCTTGCGATTGTTCACACAGTCGGACGTTGCGGTAGGACAAAATTACTATGACCAGTTTATCCCCAAATTCAAGAACAACGAAGTCCGTAATATGTTGGGTTCATTTGCTGCCCGTGAGGGAATCCATCAAAGAGCATACGCACTCCTCAATGAGACGCTAGGACTACCAGACAGTGAGTACCATGCGTTTTTGGAATACACAGAGATGGTTGACAAGGTAGAGTTCATGATGGACTCTGATGCGTCTACACAACGTGGATTAGCACTTGCATTAGCAAAGTCAGTATTCAATGAGGGTGTGGCACTGTTTGCCTCGTTTGTCATGCTGTTGAACTTCCAACGGTTCGGTAAGATGAAAGGTATGGGTAAGGTTGTTGAGTGGTCAATCCGTGACGAGTCAATGCATGTTGAAGGCAACTCAAAACTGTTCCGTTCATTCTGTAACGAACATCCTCGCATCGTAGATACTGGATTCAAAGCAGAAATCTACGAGATGTCACGTTTGGCAGTCGAATTGGAAGACAAGTTCATTGATTTGGCATACGAGATGGGAGAGATTGAAGGACTACCTAAAGAAGAAGTCAAGCAGTATATTCGCTATATTGCAGACAGACGATTACTTCAATTAGGTCTCAAGACAAACTTCAAAGTCAAAGAGAATCCGTTACCTTGGTTAGAGTGGGTGCTCAACGGTGCAGACCATACCAACTTCTTTGAGAATCGTGTCACAGAGTATGAGGTAGCAGGTCTCAAAGGTTCGTGGGAGGAGGCATACGCTGCATGAGAGATACTGAAGGTACAGTATTGGAGATAACATGCCCAGATTGTGCGTCTGAGTACGAACTGGCATATGACGAGGATGAAACCGAAGAACCCGTTTACTGTCCGTTTTGTGGGACTGATTTGCCAGATTCTGTGGTAGAAGAAGGTACTACAGAAAACGAGGATGACTTCAGCGACTATATAGAAGACGAAGATGACGATGAAGATGATCAGTGAGTTATACGAATCCTTGGACACTAAACGGCAAGATATTTGAATCAGACGATATAGATGATGCACAGGGGTTTGTGTATCTGATTACGAATTTGACAACCAACCGAAAGTATGTTGGAAAGAAGAACTTCTGGTCAGTACGCAAACTCCCACCCCTCAAGGGCAAGACCCGCAAGCGAACCAAGCGGGTCGAGTCCGATTGGAAAGATTATTATGGTTCCAGTGAAGAAGTCAAAGAGTTAGTTGAATCAACAGGTAAACACAATTTCAAACGTGAGATATTGAAACTGTGTCAGTCCAAAGGCGAACTCAGTTATTATGAACTGAAATATCAAGTGGAAAATGATGTTCTATTGAAACCCGATGAATACTACAACGCATTCGTTGGTGCAAAAATTCACAGGAAACACCTCATAAAAAGTTGACATTGACCGAAAGGTTATGTATAATGGTAGAAATTACAAGTGGAATACATGATGGCAAAACTCAAATATGACCCCTTCATGCTAATCGTTGACCAAACAGTACGGTGTAACGAAGCATGTTTCTTTTGTTGGCGGGCAGACCCCAAACGAGTCAAAGAAAAGACACAGATGGCATACGACAAAGTGTATGATATGCCTTTCGATATGTGTAAAGAAATCATTGACCAAGCAGCGGTATACAAGTCATTCCGTACATTCAATGTCTGTGGACCGATGGGAGACCCTCTGTTAGTCAGTGACATTGCTGAACGAGGACTCTATGCGACAGGCAAGGGGTTCAAAGACCGTATGCTCAATACCAACGGTGTGGCAGCAGACAGATTGGATATGGAAGAGTTGTTGTGGGGATACAACAATATCAAAGTATCACTTGACACACTGGACGAAGAGAAGTATGTTGAGATGCACGGCAAGGCACACCTATCTCGTGTCCTAAAGAATATGGAACAATTGTGGAAAATCAAGAACGACAAGAACATCCCCGGTCAGTTCAAGGCAAAAGTCACCATCAACGAAAAGAACCAAGATGAGTTAGATGATTTCAAAGAGTGGTCACGCAAGACGGGTGTCCCATTAGAGATGAAACCTGTCCACTCCTTTATTGACCACATGCCAGAGTATGGCAACGACATCAGTATGAAACTGTGTGAGCAACCCTACAAGACAATCAACTACAACTTCCGTGGGGAGATGACAACGTGTTGTATCAACTGGCATCTTGAACCCACATTCGGTTCGGTATATGACGGTGACATCAAATCGTTGTGGGAAGGTGAAGAGTACGAGAACTGGCGTAATGTTCGTCTCGATGGTTTGTGCAAAGGATGCACTGGACGAGGTGGGCGACTCAAGCAAGCAGACACTCTGATCAAACTATATGACCAATTAGGAGAAAAAGAGTTCAATGTCAACTATTAGAATGTTTATCGGCACGAGTGCCAATGGTGAGGACAAAGAGATTGAAATGGCGTATGAGTATACGCTACGCAAGAATTGTTCAAGTGACCTTGAAATTACATGGATGCGACAGACACCCGATCTGACGAGCATTTGGGGTGGATGGGAGACACGCACTTGGTCAACTCCGTTCTCAGGATATCGATGGGCAATCCCAGAAGCATGTGGGTTTGAGGGTAAGGCAATCTATACTGATTGCGATATGTTGAACTTCAAGGACATTACCGAACTCTACGACACCAACCTCAATGGCAAACCATTTGCGGCACGAGTCGGCAGTCGGTTTGGAGGGCACGAGTTCTGTGTGATGGTGATTGACTGTGCGGTGGCACAACAGTATCTCATTCCTGTACATCGCATGAAGAGAATACCAGAGACACACCAACGTTACATTAGGCAGTTCAGTGGCAATCACGACTTGGTAGAACCACTGCATCCAAAGTGGAACTCCTTAGATGGCGACAAGACCCCCGTAGAAGAACTGTGGCATCTACACTATACGAAGATGGAGTCGCAACCTTGGACACCTACTTGGTTCACTGGCAAACCCGAAGAACATGCGAGACCTGAACTGGTTCAGTTGTACCACGACACAGTGCAAGAAGCATATGATGCAGGATGTAAACCCCTAGAACCTGATGTGGATTATCTCGCATACGGGCAATACGACATTATTGGTAAGTAATATGTTTGGTGGAACAATCCCACAAGGGAAGACATTATTAGTTGCATGTGATGCGAAATATTATGTTGAGCATTTCGTACCACTTGCATACTCTGCGGTTGGGGCGGGCGAACAAATACACGCACACGTTGTCAATCCAGACAGGGGGTGTCATGGACTGTCAATGGTTCTTGAAGAAGACATTGGAGTTACCTATTCATTTGAGCGTACAGATTTGAGTGGAATCGACTCAAGAACCTATTATGCATGTGCACGGTTTATGATTCTACCAGAACTGATGGCACACGGGTTGAACGAAGCACTGGTTTTGGATGCCGACTGCTTGGTGATGAATGAGATTGATTGGTCGCAGTTTAGAGATGCTGATGTTGGATTGTTTTTTCGTGAACCACTGGCAAACACGGGCGAATGGGAAACGCAAGGTTCTAAGATTGCGGCAGGTGCGGTGTATGTCAACAAGGGTGCACGAGAGTTCACTCAAGATGTTCGGCAAAATATTGCGAAAGGTCCGTTTCAGTGGTTCATAGATCAACGAGCACTCAACGAGGCACACGACAAACACAAAGACAAACTGGAGTTCTATGGTATTCCCTCAAACTTCATGGATTGGGAGTTTGTCGAGGGTTCAACGATTTGGACGGGCAAGGGCGATAGAAAACACAAGAATATGACTTATGTGCAAGCAAAAGAAGCATGGGGTTCGTATTTTCATGGAGCAAGAGATAGGATATGGCAGACAAAATACTAATCCTCAAACCACGACTAGATGTGACATTCAAGGAAGGTCCCGTCCCCGAAGGGCGAGGTTACATTCAACCGATTCGTACACATTGGCACAACTTTGTCGAGCATCTATCGAAGGTGCACCCAAAAGCATTGATTATAGAAAGACCACTGTGGCAGTTCTCACCTGAAATGGTACAGTACATGGATGCTGACATCGTGTATGTACCACACAAGCAACAGAACAACTTCTTTGTAGAGGGAGACACAAAGGTTCGGTATTACATGCAGACAGTGTTTCCGTGGTTGTTCAGTATTGACCCCGTGGGTTGGGAGGGTGGTTCGTCTGTATGGAATCACTTTCCGTTAGGTGAAGTAGATGCACCGCACTTTGATGACCTCAAGGAACATATCAGAGGTGGCGGTACAAAGTTTGAGAATCTACAACCAGAGAAAGGTCAAAAGTTATTTGACCCAGGATTTATCCTATTCGTGTGTCAGATTCCGCACGATGAAACAATCATCTATCATTCTGATGTGGAAGTAATCGACGGTCTCAAGCAGTCGATTGAATACGCAAAGGAACAAGGTAAGCAGATTGTTGTCAAAGGACATCCTGTCAATCCGGGTTCAATGTCTGAACTCAAGAAAGAGACACTGAAGCACGAACACGCAACGTGGATTGAGAATGTACACCTACACGATTTGATGGAAGATTGTTCGGAAGTGCATGTCATCAATTCAGGTACAGGGTATGAGGCAATTCTATTTGAGAAACCTGTTCGTACATATGGTCGTTGTCTCTATGAAAATATTGTCAATAAAGAAGTTGACACCGAACTCTATCGTAAGTTTATCAATGGATTCGTGGAATGGTGTTATGATACAAAAACAGGTCGGGGGTTTGACAAACTAAAATGAAAACACAACTGAAAGTGACAGGTGACGATACATTCAAAATCGGTACAGACGATGGATTGAATGATAATGGCACAGCACCCAACAGTAAGGGTGGTACAGAGAACATGTACAACGGGTTGATGGAGCGACTTGACCCCGAACTGCGGGATAAGTTTCACATCATCTGTTCACGAGTTCGTAAGATTGACCCAGACAAGAAAAACATTCTGTGGTTACACGACACTTGGGATGACCCCGAAAGTCAACACCTCAAAGACCCCAAGAGTTTGGAACGGTTTGACCAATTGGTGTTTGTGTCACATCATCAACAGCAAACGTATAACATGGGATTGGGCGTACCATACCAGAAGGGCGTTGTCATCACCAATGCAGTAGAACCAATTAGTGATGTAGAGAAAGATTTCGATGGACCTGTTCGTTTGATCTATCACACGACACCGCACAGGGGATTGGAGATTCTAGTTCCTGTCATTGAGCAGATGATCGAACAGACAGACGTTGATATTCATCTAGATGTATTCTCATCGTTCTCTATTTACGGGTGGAATCAAAGAGACAAACCTTATGAGGCATTGTTTGAGAAAATCAAATCGCACCCAAACATGACCTATCATGGGTTTCAACCAAACGAGGTGGTGCGTGAGTATTTGAAGAAAGCACACATCTTTACATATCCTAGCATTTGGCCGGAGACATCATGTATTGCCGCCCTAGAAGCAATGAGTGCGGGATGTGCGGTGGTATGCCCGAATATGGGTGCGTTACCAGAGACGGTCAATAAGTTTGGTTTGATATATCCGTGGACAGAACAGAATCGGATTCATGCGAACGTGTTTGCAAATACATTGTACGGCACAATCAAAGAAATTCAAAACATGCAAGAACGCATGAAGATTCAGAAAATATTTGTAGACAACTTCTACAATTGGGAGTTGACAGTTGCCCAATGGGAAGGACTGCTGAAGGGAGTCCTCGATGGCAAAATATGAACTATATGAATCTTTATGGTTGGTCAGTGGCGAAAAGGCATCCAAGGAAGAACAAGAGAAACTTGACATGATGGTCAACATGGGTTATAATGTGAACTCAGATTTAGATCATGACTTGTTTGAAATGGAGATGCGTGATGGCGAAGAAACGCAAACTGACTGAAGAGCAACGTGACGAGTTGCGTGAACGTCTTGCAAAAGCAAGAGCATCAAAGGGTGAACCTGAATACAAGACCATTCACTCGACGGTGTTGCAACTCGATGAGGATCACCCACTGTCAATGCAGAACTGCAAACAGTACATCAAGACGCAGAAGTCACTGATGACCAAATACAAATCAGAGATGCGTAATGATATCAAGGGTGCGAAGGCAAAGTATTGTCAGTGCGAGGGATACATTCGTAACATTCAGTCCTACCTCAAGACAGGTATTTGGGTTGACTTGTTCTACGGTGAATTCCAAGAACATCAAATGGGATGGAGAACTGTCAGAAAGGCAGGTTGATATATGATTTTAGTTGATTTGAGTCAGGTGGTGATTTCATCCCTGATGCAACAAGTGGGTTCAAAGCGATATGGCATTGAGGTGACTGAAGACCTCATGCGTCATGTCGTCCTAAACACAATCCGTTCGTATCGTAGAAGGTTCAACGAGAAGTACGGTGAGGTCGTCATCTGTTGTGATGCACCACACTACTGGCGTAAGGATGTGTTTCCGTACTACAAAGCATCTCGTAAGAAGTTGCGAGAGCAGAGTGGTATTGATTGGACGATTATCTTTGATACTCTTCATACAATCCGTGATGAATTGGAAGAGAACTTCCCATACAAAGTCATTCGTGTTGATGGTGCAGAGGCAGACGATATCATTGCATCGCTGTGCCATGTACACGGGGCATTCCTTGCAAGAGAAGAGGATGAGAAGATTTTGATTCTATCATCCGACAAGGACTTTATGCAACTTCAGAAGTATGTGAACGTCGATCAGTGGTCACCATCACAGGACAAGTTCCTCCGCACAGACAACCCCGAAAAGTTCAAACGTGAGCACATCCTAATGGGAGACAGGGGCGATGGTATTCCCAACTTCATGTCTGACGATGATTGTTTCGTTTCGGGCAAGAGGCAGAAACCACTACGCACAGTGAAAGTTGAAGAGTGGCAAGCACTTGACCCAGAATCGTTTTGTGATGAGAAGATGTTGAGAGGATATCGACGCAATGAGCAGTTGGTTGACTTGGACAAGGTTCCGAATGAAATATCGGAGCAAGTGCTAAATCAATATGAAACAAAGGGAAATGGTCGTGAGAAACTCATGAACTATTTCATCAAACACCGACTACAAAATCTTATGGAACACATCGGAGAATTTTGATGGCAAATACAGTAGGTCTTGCTGAAATTTTAGACAAGGCAGGAAAGAAGAGAACCAAACCAGAAAAGGTACAAGTGCTAAAGGACAACTCAAGTCCCGCACTCAAGGACTTGTTGACATTTATGTGTGATCCTCGCATCACTTGGTTGATTCCTGGCACACGCCCACCATTCAGGAAGATGGAGAAGAGTTCTGACTTACAGCATGTGCTGATTCAAGACATCAACAAGAAGAAGTTCTTGTACTTCTGTGCGGGTGACAACGTGCCGTTCAACGAGGGCATCAAGCAAGTCAAGCGAGAGCAACTGTTTCTACAAATGCTAGAGTCAGTTGACCCAGACGATGCAGAGTTGTTGTTACTGGCAGTCAACAAGCAATTACCAAAGGGCATCTCAATGCCTGTCATCAAAGAGTATATTCCACAGAGAGCAAACGATTGGTGAAAGCATACATTATTGGCAACGGCACATCACGCAAAGGTTTCGATCTTGAGTCGTTGCGGAATAAGGGGACCATATTCGGGTGCAATGCGCTATACAGAGATTTCACGCCCGACTACTTGGTTGCTATAGATGACAAGATCATCGGTGAAATCAACCATGCAATGGACGTAGGTGATTGTAAAGTTCCCCGATTGAGATTCATCGTGCCCTCATGGAATGAGTGTTTTGAAGAGACGACAGGTCGTCGAAGCAATGCGGGTATGAATGCCATGAAAGAAGCAATCAAGATGGGACACAAGCAGTTGTACTGTTTTGGTTTCGACTTTCTGATGGACAGTGATGTGAGCGTGAAAAATGTGTACGATGGCACTGACTGTTATGGTCCAGAGACCCGTGCAAATCGTGAGGATAATGTGAACCGGGTTGCATATATGGAGTATGTCGCACTAAATAATCGTGATGTAACGTTTACTTTTTTGTTTCCTCGCACAGATGAACCTTTGAAATTATTGACTGTTTCGTGCGATAATGTACAAGGTATGTTTTATGATGTATTTGAGGAGAGAGTTCTAAATGACAGTCCCACCTGAGTTTCTATTCTTTGGAGCAATGGCAATTTGTGCCTACTTTTCATTCCGTTCTGGTCAGAGCACTGGACGGGAAGAAGCAGTCGATTCGGTGTTTACAATCATCGAATCAATGGATGATTATGTAAGAATAGAACGCACCATCGATGGCGATATCAAAATCGTAAAACTAAGTGAAGACGCAAAGGTTTAGGGCAACCGCCCATTCTCAAAAAGCAACAGAGGAGTTCTTATGTCCGAACGGGATTACTATAATCTCAGGGAAATGATTCGCAAGTTGAGTCGTAAAGTCGAAAAACTAGAGAAACAACTTGAGGAAAAGGCATAGGGGGGATGGGGTCGAAAGACCCCATTTTTTTTCAAATATTTTTCAAAAAAGTGTTGACATGGGTTTCTGATTATGAGATACTACACCTGTAGTTGAGAGAGGAGTTACATTATGTACGTTGAAACTTGGGTTGGTTCTTGCGACATCACTGGTGTCGATTATCCTTCTGTTGTGAAGGGTGCTGCGGCAGTTGCACGAGGTGCTACTGGTCGTTATTGCGAAGTGATCTGGATTGGTCCAGAGTACATCGCAGAGCGTGGACTCAAAGTTCACACTCGTGAAGAGGCATATGCCATTGTTGAGAAGGAGGGTGGTTATGCCGACTTCTAATTTGCTTGCCGTGTTGAAAGACACGGTTGAGTTCTTGCAAGCATCTGAGGTCGCACAGACCTCAGTTGGTATCCAAGCATATATCCAAGGCAATTTACTTCAAAAGCAGATTGATGCCTTGGAGGAGGACGCATACATAGATGAACTAGCATGGGTTGAGTGGGAGAGGTGTGCGTCATGAATGAAATCATTGAGTTGCATAACAAGTTATTTTACTACCTCGACACGTTCAGTGTCAATGGGGGTCGTAAAGTCGCACATGACATCATCTTTGACTGTCTGAAGAAAGACGCAGTTGAAGAGAAAATGCGGAGTCTCCGTTGCACTTCTTTGTATGAGAAAGGTGCTAGGGAGTATTACAGTAAGTATGGAACAGTAGGCGAATTCTAATGTCAAAATATGTGATGGTTGATGCGATATCGCAATTTCGTATGCGGTATGTCGTAGAAGTACCAGATGATGTAGAAAATCCAAGTGAGGGTAAGTATCCTTGCACCCCAGAGCAGTACGCATCTGATACTGTCGTATGTGAAGACACTCGTGAGTTCTCACAAGAACATCTTGGAGAGACAATCGTCTCAACCCGTGAAGTATCCCTTGAAGAAGCAATCGCACAATGGCGTAAGGACAACGGTGCAGGGTTTGATGTGTGGAGTGACGAACTGGTTGTGAAAAACTCAATCACTGAAATTGAATTCAATCGCAAAAAATACGAAGAACAAGAAGAAGAAAGATGGAGAAATAGTGAATGAGTTATGTTCAGAATAAACTTGCCCAACTTTGGTTGAAATTACTGAAGGCATCCGTCAAAGGCAAGTACAAGAAAGCAGCAAAGTTAGAGAAAAAACTGATTGAGTTGGAATTGGAACTCAAGAATGTCAACGACTAAATGGCACGGTGGCAAAGGATCGCAACCCAGACAAGTGGACAGTGACAAATACAGAGATAATTGGGAGCGAATATTTGGAAATGCAAAAGAATCGGATAGTAGACCTACTAAACCCAAATCGTAATGGGTTGAGTCAATCACCCCCAGAATACAAATTTATGATGAGTTGTATTTTGGCAAGTTTGTGGTGCATCGCATTCGGCATTTATACTGCTGAATTATTATTCATCGGTTACAGCATTATTGGACACATTCTTGTGATACTGATGGTGTTTGTCACATGGAAAGTATTCAGTGATCAGCGAAAGCATAGTCATCCTAGTCCACCAAACAAAGTCAAGTGGAATTTAGAGAAAGAAGGATAATATTCCCCCCGTGGTGTAATGGATAACACATGAGATTTCTACTCTTTTGATTCGGGTTCGATTCCTGACGGGGGGACCATTTAGAGGCAACAATGAAACAAGACATTGCTACTATCAAAGAACGAGAGAATGGAGAACTCTATCTTGAGTTTCCTGACGAACTGATGGAAGAGTTGGGGTGGAACGAAGGTGACACCCTAGAGTGGAAAGATAATGGCGATGGTTCGTGGACTATACAGAAAGTAAGTAAGGATGTAAAATAATGGCAAATCATGTGCACAGTTACATTGCCTTTCGTGAGATCAACGATAAGGCAAAAGCAACACTTCAGAAGATGTTTCAAGATCGACTCCGCACCGAAAACACCCACAATTGGTTTGGTGATCTGTTCGTAGGCGAAGAAGTCAACGAAGAGGGTGGAGTGCTTACATACGAGCAGTCAGAGAAATACTCATGGACAACTGGATTCATTGGACCCAAGTGGTGCTACATTGAAGATTATGATGTCGATGGGATTGATCCCTACATCGTCACCGAATCTGCGTGGTCACAACCCGAAGAGGGTTTGGTGCGATTGCTTGAGATTCTTGAGAAGGATGACCCAAACATTATCACAACCATTACCTATGATGACGAGATGCCAAACTTTGTTGGTTGTTCTGTCTACAAGGGTTCTGAGATGGAAGACGGTTGTGAATGGGATGATGAAGAGATTCGTGAGGAAATCTTTCATGCCAACCCACACCTCAAAGAGCATTGGGATGAATCAAATGATGAGTGGCAGTGCGATGAAGATGGCGACATGACAGAAGAAGCATACGCAGCAGAAGACGAATACCGTGATGTGATGTACGAAGTCATCAATGACTTGCAAGATGGTGTCATTGAATCGACAGTCAAGTACCTGACAGAACAAGATGAAGAAGAACCTGCGCAGGACTGATACGCATGATTGACTATAAGTACCGTGAAGATGAGTTGATCCGTGAGTTGCAGTCCTATGTGGACTCAACCTACGGTGAGCATTACTCCACCAACAAGTATCAGGCAACCGAATTCATTATTGATGGTGGTCACGGTATGGGGTTTTGTATCGGAAACATACTCAAGTACGCACAGCGATACGGTAAAAAGGATGGGTTCAACCGCAAGGACTTGCAAAAGGTTTTGCACTATGCTATAATTGCGCTATACGTTCATGATGAGGAACAAAACAATGACGTTCAGAGTGACAGTGGAAGCAAAGACCAGAACAGGCGAGATCGTGTCAGAGAGTTATCTGGATTTGACAATGGATTCATGCATCCGTCGAACGAAGCGGAAGTACAAAGGATGCTCTATCCTAACCACGACAAGTAGGGAATTGACACGAGAAGACAAAAACATTCCCGATCCCCCAGAGGGATGGCGATATGCGATGTTTGCGTGTAAGACCAAAAAGAATCGGTGGGGACGAGAGATTGCAGTACCCGAAGAACTGAACTACGAACCTCTCAATGGCGATGCACGAGATGCCGAAAAGGTTTCAATGCAGAAATCATAAATATGGACATGAAAACATTTAGAGACCTCAAAGAGATCATTACTGAACAGAAGGTTACGAAGAAAAGCATTCGTGACCTTTTAGTTGATGCGTCGCCAGACCTCAATCCAATGTCTGATGTTGGTCGTGTTGAAACCACATCCAAGTCGATGGATATCAATGCGTTTGAACGACTGATTCAAAATATACTCAAACCAGATCAGACAGAAATTCTTGCACCTCAGTTGACAGGAAATTTAGGTAAAAAAAATAATAGTAGCAAGTATGAGGCAGTTGCTTTCAAGCACGCCAAGAATGATATGGTGTTTGTAATCAATCTCAAAACAGCAAAAGAAGCAAAATCACCTGCAGGTGCAGATTGGGAGAGTATCATTACCGACAAATATAATGAGTTCAATAAATTGACTTCAGATAATGCAGCGACAAATCACGCACAGCAGTTTTACCCCACTTACGAGGGAGTCGGATTAGAGATTGCAAAAGATTTGACAAACATAATCGGTAAATCTGCAATGATTCAATATGGTGCAGATTCATCTGGATTGAGCCCGTTTTGGACTTCATATGGTGGCAGTAACAAGACACCAAAAACTGATGCGTATACCAAGACACATAACATCTCACTAAAGAAAAAAGGTGGGAGTCAATTGATGTCTGCAGCAAAGGGTGAGGCAATTGCAACCTTTTATGCTGCATTAGAATACATGGGTGCAGACAGAGGCAACAAGAAAGAAGTTGACTCAATCATGGGTCAGATCGAGGAAGGATTCGATAAAGTTGCAACCAAGATGTCGAAAGATGCATTGGATAAGTTATCAAAGGATCAAGAAGCACAAAAAAACATGTCACTAGAAGACAAATCTGCTCTTGAGAAATATTTGTCTGTCGAAAATTTCCATAAAGAATTGAACAAAGAGATCAAAGAGCATCTAAACTTTGAAAACAATGCAAAGTTTATGGAGTATTTCACATTTGAAGCAATGAGTGGACGCAAGAAGTTTGCATCTACACAACCAGTTGCATCATCTTGTATTGAGTTCGATATCGACAAAGGCAGTATCAGTAAGTTTATTCCATTGACTAAGGACGGTAAGAACACAGGTCTTACAGATACACCGAGTGTTTCAACTCAAGTCAAATCAATTGCTAAACAAGTCAAACTTTATGTTGCATGGAAATCATCAAGTGGCAATCCATACTCATCATTCCGTGCGGGGGTTGAAGGTAAAGTGCAGTTAGCAGAATCAGCAGAAGTATCTTACACTTTTGCTGATATTGTTCGGGACACAATCCGTAATGATAAATTTGTTAGACAGCATGTAAGTAATTTGTTAGAAGAAACCATTCAGTTAGACGAATTTGAAATTTTGCGTAAAGCCGCACAAAAGATAAAAAAAGTAGCAGGACAAGCAGTCAGTTTCATCAAACGAATCTTTGGTAAAATATTCAAAAAAACAAAGGCAGTTATCAAACAGATTGCTAAGATCGGCAAGAAAGCATTCTCAACATTATTGAAGTTTTTTGGTGTTGAGGTGAGCACCGCACGAGCAACTATTCCAAAAACAGTTGAACAATTCTTTATTCTTTGATATAATAGTAAATTATGGCACAAATATATTCTCAAAAGACACCATTACGGTATCCTGGTGGTAAATCACGGGCAATGAAGGTCTTAGGTGATCACTTCCCCAGTAATATGCCTGTCTATCACGAACCCTTTATTGGGGGTGGTTCCGTTGCTATTTGGGTGACACAAGCATACCCCAATGCGGAAATATGGGTCAACGACTTATATGGCAGTCTATATACATTTTGGACTCAACTAAGAGACGATTGCGCTGGTCTACAAAAATCCATTCGTGAGATAAAAGATGCGGTGGGAGACGACAAAGATATAGGAAAATCAGAGTTCAATCGCATGAAGGATCAGATCATCGAGACTGATGATCCACTAGTGATTGCTTCATACTTTTACGCACTGAACAAGATGTCATTTAGTGGACTAACAGAGTCACGCAGTTCGTATTCCAACCCATCACAGATACACAACTTCACTTACTTGGGTATTGATAAACTAAAAGGATACTCACGATTGATTCAGCATTGGAAGATTACTAATCTTGACTATCGTGAGTTGTTACAACGAGACGATGCTCTTGTATTTCTTGATCCACCGTATGAAATCAAATCCAACTTGTACGGAAGAGATGGTGAGACGCACGAATCATTCAATCACGATGACTTTGCGGATGCGTGTAATAACGCATCATGTAAGCAGTTTATTACATATAATGCAGATCAAAAGGTACAAGACCGATTCCCTGATTGGAAACAAATCGTGTGGGATTTGAAGTATTCTATGTGTACTAATTCTAAAAACTATGTTGAGCAAGAGAAAGATCGGAAAGAACTGATTCTACTCAACTATGAAGAAGACAATACTCTCACACAATTTTTCTGATTCGGCTTGACATAACGCCAATCCTTTGCTATTATGTAATCTGAAATGAGAGGAAAGAATCTATGAAATATTCAGTTATTGCATTGGCACTGGTTGCCACAACTGCGTCTGCTGACATGACGCAACCGACAATGGCACAGTCAGTCAATGGCACTGTGCAAGACCATTATCAAACCGTAACACGACAAATTCCACACACCGAAAGGATGTGTACGACTGTCGAAGTGCCTGTGTATGGACAGGGTGGTGACGACATTGGTTCGTTCATCTTAGGTGGCGTTATTGGTTCTGCGGTAGGAAATCAAGTGTCTGGTGCTGATGGTGCGGGTGCAATCGGTGCGATTGTTGGCGGTGCGATTGCCAACGAGCATCAGAAGAAGCACAACGGGCGAGTCGTCGGATATCGCCAAGAGCAACGGTGTCAGAATCAAACAACTTACAGCACTGTGACTGAAGAGGTCTACAAGTACAGCACAATGTCATTCATACAGAATGGAAAGGCATACACTGTACGATTCACCAAGTAATATTGGGTTTATATGATGATTGATTTGATTGAAGAAACACTGCTTGAACCGCATACGATTGACCCTCGATACGAGGACTCGCCATTTCGTAACATCAAACTGATGGATGCCAAAACCAAAGGCAAGCGATACGAGCAGATCACAGAGTGTGTGCTAACCAAGTTAGGACGCACTGTCACCCCGCCTCAGAACACACAGCATGACCGAATCGTCGATGGTGTCAAGGTAGAAATCAAAGGGTCTACACTCAACAAGGGTGTGGACTTCTTTTCGTTTCTACAGATTCGCCCAAATGACGATTACGAGACACTGATGTTCACCATGTGTTATCCAAGTGATTTGAAGATATACACAATGGATAAGGCAACCGTGCACAAGAACATTGAGAACGGCACATTCCGCAAACAGCACGGGGGCAAGGCAAGGAATTCTGGCACTTACTGTTACTACGGTACAAGTGAGACACTGGAAGAAATAGGAGCGAATCCGATATGACACTACCCATCGAACGAAAGCAAGCAGTCAATCGGACACGAGAGTTTCTGATCGACTTGCTTGATCCAAAGAAAACACCCCGTGTACCGAAGGCAATACGAGACCATGCGTATCGTTGCGTCAAGCACTATCCTCTACCATTTGAGATGGACGAGGCGGGATTACAAGCACCCAGAATATTTGGTGATGAGTTGTGATTTCGTATAGCACCAACTGGATGGGTCCAATCAACATGCAATGGTATGAAGAACGAGGACTGTTAGAAGAAGGCAGTGTTGAACCAACAACATACTATTCAGCAGGTCGTATTGATATTCGTGACGATACCAAAGAAGGTTATGATGGTTGGAATGAGTATTCGTTACCCCCAATGCATGGCGAGGATTGGAACGACTTT